ACAGCGCGGGCAAGACTCCAAAAAATTAGAGTCTCGAGGGCAAAGGTGTAACCATTGCCCATACCAGAGAACTTCTCCAAGGTAAAGCGCTCCCCGCGGTGCTGGACATGACCTGTCCGTAGCATCTTGAGAGCGTTCCACCAATCCAGAGGGAGAAGGTTCGCAACGATCCGTTTAGAGACGGTATCAGAAGCGGACTGGAGGTCCAGGGTTGCTAAATCCCCGGAAATCGAACCTCTCCGCGCGAGGGATTGATTCCTCGTCTGGTCGCGGATGTCGACGCCTACTGCGGCGAGACGGCGGCTAATTACGTCGCCGAGGGCCATCTGCCCGAGCCCGTTTAGAACGGGTTCAGGAAAGACGATCCTCTTCGTCTTTGCAGTTTTCGGGACGAAGCTCAACGTCGCATCGTGGATGACCACGGGCACGCTGGCCCACCATTCCTCATCCTCAATCACGGCACAGGATGCCGAGACAAAGGAAAGGTGTGGGAGTTCCGCGAGCAGCCTCCCGGCTGCAGGCAGAAGCTCTTCACTACACGAGATCCCCGCCCGGAATTTCTCCCGGAGGGAGGCCTCACGTTTTTTCGTGAGGGTGGTAGCGCCTGGGCCGAATCGCAGCCCCCACTTCTCGAGTGGAGGGAGTTCCCCCAGTACAGAGGCTATTTTCCTTTGGGCGCCGAAAAGTGCGCGCTCAACCGTCGCATCGAAAGCGATACGACCCGCCTCATAACCGGAGAAAAGCTCGTTGGTCTCACGACACAACGACTCAGCCATACGAAACTTCTCAAGCGCGGCTGCTTCCGGGTCGATCCCTAACGGGAGGAACTCGACCTTCGAAAGTAGCGCTTGAGCCTGCCGCAAGTGCAGGTACTCATGGACCGAGATGTCCAAGGGCGTCTCAAAGTCACACACGAACCGAAAATTGCCGTGCCTAATTGCTCGGGCGAGCGACAGACCGTGTTTCCCGCCTGCCTGGCGGGCGTGTGACTCGGCGAGGTCACAGAGGAGGTCGAGAGACTCTCCCTCTGTGTACGTCTCCGTCCAATGCGAAATTTTCCGCATATATAGCTCCATGGGAGTATGGAAAGGAAACGAACCGCGAGCTCCGCCCACTTAAGGGCGTTGTCCGCGCAGTTCACCTGCGAGCGGCTGCCAGGTCAGGAGACCTGGATCAGCTGGTCCACGAGTTCTGGGGCCGGGCCAGTCGTCACGGGTGTGACGCTGGTCGACACAGAACCGAGGATGTTGATCAGCATCTGGCGGGCAAGACGCCTGCCAGTGCTGATCGACCGCTCGTGGTGGAAACCGACGAGGGAATCGGTGTCCACGTACGCCACCTTCGGGGGCGCCGTGTAACCGCTGGAGTTCTGACCGGAGATCGACTCCATGACCGGAACTTCCACCTTGCACTCGATGCGGAACACGCCAGAGGGCAGCTTGCGCTTCATCTGGGTGTACCGGACTTGAGCGTAGTCGGGGACCCCCGAAAGGGACTCCTTCCAGCGGGCGGCAAGGGTGCC